GAAATTTACCCTGTTGAAATTTTTGAAAAAATGGGATTGAGTCGTTATTTTATATGTTTTTGAGCGATTTTAGGGAATATAGGGAAGATTTTGAAACTCCTTTATACGGGAGAAAAAGGAACTAAATTATATATAAAGAAAGGGATATGAAAATTTCTCCCTTTTTTCCCTGAACGACTTTTAAGGAGGTTTACGACTATGAAAAAGGATGAGATGGATCAGGTTGGTCAGCAGGTTGCCAAGCGGAAGAAAGCCGGGAATCCTGCCATGTCCCCTGACTTATATCAGGAGATTGACCTTACTGTGCAACAGGCATTGATGCAGCAGAGTCTTACTTTGATGAATCTTCCCAATATTGACCTAAATGATCCTGAACAGGTACAGGAGAGAATCAACTTTTATTTTCAGCTTGTAACAGGAAATGGAAACAGACCGACAGTTGCTGGATTGGGGCTGGCTCTGAACGGAATGGATCGGAAACGACTTTGGGAGATAAGGACGGGACAGTATGGAAACACAAGGGGTTCAACGGCTTCGTTACCCTCAACTGTGACGGACATTATCAAAAAGGCGTACAAGACAATGGAGGAAATCTGGGAGAATTATATGTTGACCGGGCGCATCAATCCTGTCTCTGGTATCTTCCTCGGCAAGAACAATTTTGGGTATCAGGACAAGCAGGATGTGGTTATTACCCCGAACAATCCCGATTCCGACTATTCGGCACAGGATATTGCCAGCCGTTATACCCTGCCTGAAACGACTTCCGACTCTGAATAATTTTCGACTTTGCTTACGACTTTCGACTTTAGACCCTTTCGACTTTCGAAAGGGTTTTCGACTTTTTGGGGCTTACGACTTTCGACTTTTGAAAATTTTCCAGACCCCTTACGACTATGGTTGGCACACTCGCTGGCACACCCGGATTCTGGATCGGGCTGCTTGGGATGCTCGGAAACAGGATCGAAAACCGGGCAAGCCTTGTCCGTCAACGGTTCCGGGCTGGTTAGCTGGTTCTAACTTGCCCGGTCAAGCCCGTTTTCCGGTTTTCGCTGTTCCGGTTTTTTGTTTTGTATATGCTGTTTTCCGGGCTTGTAATGGGGATAAAATCGCTTGAAATAGCCCGGAAATATATTTATATATCCGAAAACAAGAACCGGGTAAAATCGCCTAAAAATGGGCTTAAAATGCAAGCCCGTTTTCCGGGCTGCTGGTGGGCTGGTTTTTCGATCCTTTTTCCGGGCTTTTTCGGGCTGTTCCGGGCTTGTCTGGTGGGGCTGGTGGGCTGGTGTATTATCCGAAAAAGAAAAGCCCGGAAAACGGGCTTGCAAGCTGGTTTTCCGGGCAATGAAAAACCGGGCTTGTTTTGCCCGGTTCACTTCTGGTTTATTTTGTGATTTTCAGTAATTCCGCAATAATAACCAGCGGAAGGAACAAAATACAAAGTATAATCATTATAGTTCTATTCCCTTCCTTTCCGCTGCTGTCCATGTTGTAATATTTCTTGATTCTTCCCGAATTTCCTTGATTGCTGCTTTTATCCGGTTTATTGTTTCTTTATAGTCAAAATATGTTGTACACCAGCCCGGAAAACAACAGACAAGCCCAACACCAGCACAATCAATCAAGAATTGTTTTAATTGCGTTATTTCCCGTTGTGCTGCTTTTTTATCTTCATAAGAATCATAAGCAATCGGAAAATTATTTTCGATATCAAGTGAAAATCCTTCATAATATCCGGGCTTGATTGCAACATGATAGAACCAGAAATTATACTTGTCCAGAATTGATTTTACGTTTTCAATATCCTGTTCATAATCAAAATCAATCTGTTCCTGAATTGCGTTATATACTTCTGTTTCGTTGTCTGTATCAATTCCCCATTCTTCCCGAATAAAATTGATAAAATCCGAATCGTTTTTATAATCCTCTGTTTCGTATGGCTTAATCCCCAACGTAATATAATCGCTGGTTCTGTAATTGATTGTACCCATTGTTTTTAATCCTCCTTTTATTTCTGTTCCGGGCTTGCTACAAAATAAGCCCCATAACTTGACGATAAAATCCAACGGTTGCAGCGTTTGTGTATTTCATAAAATCCGGTTGACATAAGCCCGTTTCGGAATTTCCGCAAGGCGTTTTTCCCGTTGTTCGTTTCGATCCTTGCGACAACCTGCCCGGAAACACAATCGGTTATTATAAAAGCCCGTTTCATTTTTTAATCCTCCTGTCAATTTCTTTCCATAATTTCCATATTACCCAACAGAGAACCAGACAAGGAAAAACCCATTGCATTGTTATTTCCTCCCTTCTTCATAAACCCGGATATATTCGCCCGTTTCGTCAATTTCAATCAAAATCGGATTATAATAATTTTCGGAATCATACCCGGAAAGGAAATTTAATTTTCCTTCTTTATCTTCCCACATAATTGGATAATCAAGGCGTAAAAATTGTTCAATAGCCCAATTTCTACCATTCCAGCGGAAATAATCAAGATAAAGCCCGTTTTTCGGGTTATAACCTGTCTGTCCTTCTCTGTATCCGTTTTCGTCTGTTGCGTAATAAAACAGAGAATTTCTTTTATTCGGGTTATAATTTGTCTGTCGTTTAATCCAGCGGGAACAACGATATATAACCCGGTTGTCTTTTGTAATAATTTCGGTTTTCATTTTCCTGTCCTCCTATCAATAAAGATTATCTGTTTCCGTATAATTACAGGTTTTCGCTTGTTCCTTGATTTTCCGCAATTCCGTTTTTGTTATTATGATAAAATCATTGCGGTTAAACCAGCGGGAAGGGACAACGGAAAATTTCTTTTCCCAACAATCCAGAATCAAATAATATCTGTTTCCGTTTCTGTCCCTATTGGTTGCAAAACGTAAAATCATTTTTCTGTCCCTCCTGTCAAAATCTGTTCCAATTCGTCAAGTAATTTCGGAATCATTATTTCGTTTATCCGTTTATATTCCTTTTCATTTTTGATTGTTTCCGCTGCTGGATTGCTGGTATAATGTGCACCACCAATATGCAGCATATCCGAATAATTCCGGGCAACATAGCAAGCTTTCATTATTTCGCATATTTTCCATATTTCGGAATCGGAAAACGGGTTAACAGGAAATTCTTTCTTGAATGTATCAAAACCGTTTTCCCGCTGTCCGAAAATTACGGAATTAAAATGATTATGGCTTGCAATATCTCTTGATAATTCCGGGTTGCGGTTGTTGGTAAAGCTTTCAATATAACCAATTCCCCAATACCAGCCACAATCAAAACTTGCATTTTCAAGATAATATTTCCGGTTGTCTGTTCCTTCCCCCAACAGGAAATATTTTTTTCCATGCCACATAATCATGTTTTTATTCATTGTTCTGTCCTCCCTTCTTAAATAGCCATAACGGGCAATTTGTCCCAATCTTTTTTACTGATTCCCGCAAGCCCGTTTTCCCGCCTAAAAGCGTCAATGTGTTTCGCTGTTGTTGCGGAATAACCAGCCCATAACCGGGCAAAATTTCCGCTTTTGTCGATCCTTGCGACAATCGTTTCGTAACTCTGTAAATATTGCCCGTCTTGACAAGTGATTATTTTTGCTTTTCCGTAAAAGCTTTTCTGTTTCCGGTTCAAATAATCCGTTGTCAATTCCCTTTCCTTGAATCCTTCCATAATCCGGGCAATTCCTAAAAGCTGGTAACGATACATTTTCTTTTCCTCCTTTTTAATAATCAAATTTGATTCCATATTTTTTAATTTCCTTGCGATATTTGAACCGAACAATTTTTTCCGCAAGGGAATCAAGAACCAGATATAAAGCCATAATTCCCGCAACAGCCCATAAGAGACAAAATAGAGTAAACATTGTTTGTTCCTTCCTTTCTGAAATCAGATTTCAGATATTTCTGATTTCAAGGGTATTATATCAGATATATCTGAATTGTCAAGGCTTTTCATGCTAAAAAATCAGATTTTTCTGAAATATTTTTATTGTAAAGAAAAGTGTACATTTTTTAACGGTTTTCCGGTTCTGGTGGGCTGTTGGCTGGTGGGCTGGTGGGCTGGTTCAATCTGGTGGGGCTGTTGCTGTCGATCCTTCCGGGCTTGTCTGGTGGGCTGTTGGCTGGTGGGGCTATTCCGATCCTTTCCGGGCTGGTGGGCTGGTGGGGGATATCTGGACAAGCCCCACCCCGCCGAGG